CGTAGTAGATCAAGAAAAAACTTGGGCCAAATATCTTTTTAAAGATGGAACAATGATTGGCCTTAATGAAGATATTTTATGCGAATACGTAGAATGGATCGCGCATAAAAGAATGTTAGCGGCTGGAATTAAATCTCCGTATAAGGGTGGAAATGATCCATTGCCTTGGACACAAAAATGGATTAGTGGATCTGATGTTCAAGTAGCACCGCAAGAAACAGAAATTACATCATACATTATTGGTGGAATAAAAAAGGATATTGATACTGATAGTTTTAAAGGATTTGAATTGTAATGTTTAATGATATGATGACGTATGTGGTTGATCGTGCAGATGAACTTATACACAATGAAAATAAAACCGTTTGTGATTTTGGAAATCAAACTCAAAATAATAGAAGAATACTTCAAATCCTAAAGGCTGGAAAACGTCCTTATTTGAAAGATAAGTATGAATCTACCAAACAATTTTATGAAGCGTTAGGTTATAAAAAATATGTAGCAATTGATGTAAATACAAAATTAGATGCTATAGCTTTAGATTTAAATAAAGATTTAAAAACTCATTATAATTGGACCGAACAATTTGATTTAGTTACAAATAATGGAACAAGTGAGCACGTATTTAATCAATACGCCGTTTTTAAAAATATGCATGATTTAACTAAAGTTGGCGGATATATGATACACGTGCTTCCATATTATAAATGGTCAGATCATGGATTTTATAATTACCAACCACAGTTGTTTGCGTGTCTTGCTGCTGAAAATGAATACGTTGTAGAATTTTTTTGTATTTCAGATGATTTATGTACACAAATGAAAATTATACCTTTGACTATGCAACAAACTGGTCTAGATGAATTGCCGAAAAAATTTAAATTAGATGAATGGAAAAGAAGCCCAGGTGGTGGAGATCCAATGATCGGTGTAATTTCTAGAAAAGTATATGATAATGAATTCAAAGTTCCTATGCAATTTGGTTATTCTCGAGGAAATATTGAGGTCAGTGAAATTTCAAATTCATACAAAACTGGTGATCCTGAGGTAGCTAAAAAAATATATAGAGCAGGAATATATTCAGAACCAGAGGATAGAGTATGAAAACACAAATTAATTGTTTATCGTGTGGATATGTAACAGATATTTTTGTACATGAATATGATGAAGAAAACGGACAACTTTTTTGTCCAATTTGTAGCTGTGAAGTTGAAGATTATTTGTATGATGAAGAAGAAGATTAATGGAAGCACATTGGAAATTTAGATTTATGAATTTAGCTAAACATATATCGGAATGGTCAAAAGATCCATCCCGTAAAGTTGGCGCAGTTATTGTAGATGAATCTCGAAAAATTGTTGCGACTGGTTATAATGGATTCCCAGCCGGCATAGAAGATAATAATCGCTATGATGACAGAGAAGAAAAATATAAATACGTCGTACACGCTGAAATGAATTCAATTTATAATGCGTGTTTAAATGGTGTGTCACCGAAAGGTGCAACATTATTTGTTTGGGGCTTACCTGTTTGTAGTGAATGCGCTAAAGGTATTATACAGGTAGGGATTAAGAATGTAAAAATACCAGCATTATCAATGACTGATCCAAAATGGAATGAAAGCTTTAATTTATCAAATGAAATGTTTAAAGAAGCTGGGATAGAAGTAGAAATATTATATGAACACCCAGAACCCTATGTACCAAAATCCCTGGAAGATCTCAGGAAACATATTCAACAGTGAAGACATTGGAGAATATTATGGAATGGTATATCTATTAGAAAATACCAGCAATAATAAATTATATGTTGGTAAAAAATTTTTTTGGACTACGGTTACACGTCAAAAAAATGGTAAGCGAAAAAAAGTAAAAGTAGAATCTGATTGGAAAAATTATTACGGTTCTAATAAAAAATTAAAAGAAGAAATTGATAACATTGGGGTTGACAAAATCAATAGAACTATATTAAAATTATGCTATACTAAAACACAGTGTGCTTATTACGAAATGGAAGAACAAATAAAAAGAAACGTATTATTAGATGAGGGTTATTACAATGAATTTATTGGTGGAAAAATTAACGGAAAAAATTTAAAGGAGATATAAATGCACGCAACAATTTACACCAAAAACCATTGTATACACTGTGAAGCCGCGAAAAGATTAATGAGAATGAAGGGTATGGTATTTAATGAAAAATCTATTGATAAAGATAGAGAAGGATTTATTAAAAAATTTCCGCATGTTAGGATGGCCCCACACATTCTAATTGATGGCAAAGAAATAGGTGGGTTTGATAAATTGAAGGAATATTTTAATGAAAACAGATTATAATGAAGATATCCAAAAAGTAAATTCTGCATTTGTCGATAAAGATGTGTGGTATTTAAAGAAAGGAAAACGGCGAGTATATATGTTATCAAAAGGGAATAAGCATTCTAAAGTTCTTATCCCTTTTCCAGCTGGCCATATAAGTAAAGCTGGACTACAGGGTGAAGTTGCTTCTGTAAGAACAGAAAATTTAATTAAAGCTAAGGAAATGTTATAATGTCCCAAATTTATAATGGTGAATTCATTCGTAATGAAACAAATGAAAATTCAATGGGTGGTACTGAATTATTATCGCAAGCGTTAGTAAATAATGTTGATAAAAAAATACTAGAAGATGTCCAAATTGTTGTATCTAGAATGAGAGATGATTTGGATGAAACAAAGGTTAGATTATTTTGGGCCCATGATTTGCCGGGAGATCCTGAATCTGATTTTTTAAAGAAAAAAGAAAATCATAATAAATTTCATAGATTTATTTTTGTTTCAAATTGGCAAATGCAAGCCTATATGCAACATTATGGATTGCCTTGGTCAAAGTGTCAAGTTATTCAAAACGCTATTGATCCTATTGCACCAATAGAAAAACCAGATCCAAAAGAAGAATTAAATATAATTTATACGCCTACCCCGCATCGTGGATTAAATGTCTTAGTACCAGTTTTTGAAAAATTAGCAGAAGAACATAAGAATCTAAAACTACATGTTTTTTCTTCATTCAAATTATATGGATGGGAAAAAAGAGATGAACAATACAAAGAATTATTTGATAAAATTGAAGCGCATCCCCAGATGATATATCACGGTACGCAACCTCAATCAGTAGTTAGAGAACAATTACAAAAATCTCATATCTTTGCTTATCCATCAGTATGGGCTGAAACATCTTGTATGTGTTTAATGGAAGCAATGAGTGCTGGATTAGCATGTGTTCATTCAAATTATGCTGCATTACCAGAAACATCAGCAAATTGGACACATATGTATCAATTACAAGAAGATGCTAATGAACACGCAAATTTATTCTATCAAATTCTTAAAAGTGTTATAGATAATTATACTAACGATAGCGTTCAATCTAGATTGCAACCAATGCAAACATACGCAAATGTATTTTATAGTTGGAAACAGCGATCTGTAGAGTGGACTGCATTTTTGAAGTCATTAAGCCTAAATATTAAAGATCGTTCAATTAAAAAGGCAATGTTTACAATTAACACAGGAACCTAGCATGGATAACGTAATTCAGTTTCCAGATCTTAAGAAAATGAAGAAGCGTGAATTTAGAATTCCAACAGATGCAACTCTTCCAAAAGAGTTACCCAATAGACAGAGCCATCGTTATCTAGAAGAAATTTCTGAAGAGCTAGCAGGAATGCTGATTCATCATATGACAGAATATGGATACGTTTTTAATAACAAAAAAATGTTGTATGATATTTCATTTTTATACGAAAATATAAGATCAGTTTTATTTAAGTGTAATGATATGAAACATCCAATCCAAAAGCTAGCTGTGGAAGTATATGAACCATATGTAGAGAAAAATGAAGAAAATCCTCAATTATCTTTTGATTTCAATTATTTAGAAGATTAGTTGACATTTTGATGTTTATAGTGTAGAATGTATCTTTTGTAAAGATAAAAAATTATGATTATATTAGATTTAAACCAAGTAATGATTGCTAATTTGATGGCACAATTAGGAGGCCATTCAATAGAAGTAAATGAAAATTTACTGAGGCATATGATTCTTAACTCAATTCGTATGAATCGTGTAAAATTTAAAAACGAATTTGGCGATTTAATTATTGCGTGCGATGACAAGAATAATTGGCGCCGGCAAATTTTTCCTTATTATAAAGCTTCCCGCCGAAAAAATAGACAAGAATCCAAATTAGATTGGAATTCAATTTTTGAAAGTCTAAACAAAGTCAGAGATGAACTTAAAGAATTTTTTCCTTATCCAACAATTCAAGTCGACACTGCCGAAGCTGACGATATCATTGCTGCATTATGCAAAAAATTTGGCAAAGACCTCGGCGGAGAACCTATTTTGATTCTTTCAGGAGATAAAGATTTTGTTCAATTACAATGTTATTCTAATGTTAAACAATATGATCCTGTCAGAAAACGTTGGTTATCTAATTCTGATCCTTATTCATTCCTTTTTGAACATATAATTAAGGGTGATGTAGGAGATGGTGTTCCTAATTTTTTAAGTGCTGATGATGTATTTGTTAGTGGTTCTAGACAAAAACCTGTGTCTAATAAAAAAATGAAAAATTGGATTAGTGATTTATTAATTAAAGATCCTTCAGACGTATTTGAAGGTGAAGAACTTAGAAATTTTTATCGAAATAAATCACTCATTGATCTTAAGGAAGTACCTGAAGAAATTAGTGATTCTGTATATGTACAATTAGAAAATCAAGCATCTAAAGATAGAAGCCAACTTTTTAATTATTTCATTAAGCATAAGCTAAAAAACTTAACCGAAAATTTAAACGAGTTTTAATATGAAACCACCACTAGTAAGCGCTGTTTTAGCTGAAGTACAAGCTAAAAAAACTAAAAAAGAAAAAATTGAACATTTACGTTATCATCGCGGAAATCCTGTGATGAAAGAATTTTTTAAGTACGTTTGGGATGATTCAATTCGGTTCCTTTTACCGGAAGGAGATCCTCCCTATAAACCAAATAAAGATTTAGATGAAAGTGGTTTATATCAAGAATTGCGTAAAATGTATTTGTTTATTGAAGGTCAAACAAATCCTGGCCTCAAGCCTGTACGTAGAGAAGTTTTATTTATTCAGCTTCTTGAAGGAATTCACGCAGATGAAGCAAAGCTTTTATTGTCAGTTAAAGACAAAAAAATGCCCTATAAATCTATTACTAAAAAACTAGTTGAGGAGGCACTGCCTGGTTTACTATGAGTAAGTCAAATAAAAAGCGTTCTTTTATGAATGAAGAAGATAGATACACAGATGGAGTATTTAAAAAGAAGAAAAAGCGAAAAAGCTTTAAAGAATTTAACGATAAAAATTTTAAAAATAAATTAAAATCTAATGATATTAATGGTTTTTTAGAATCTGAATATTATAAATAATTTTATGCCGACATATACATTTAAAAATGAAACCACCGGTGAAACGGAAGAACACTTCCTATCTATCTCTGAATATGATAGATTTAAAGTCGAGCACCCGCATTTAACACGTCACTTTTCAGAATTACCACCGACAGTAGCTGGCATTAGTGCTAAACCTGACGGCGGTTTTCGTGAAGTATTACAACGAATCAAAGCAGCTAATAGGGGGTCTGATATAAACACTTTTTAAATTCAACAACCACAAAGGAAGCTTATGTCACTTTCAAAGAAAAAACGCCGAGCAATTAGAAATAATGATTTGATGATTGAGCGAGGTAATAGCATACAACAGAAAGGTATGAATATTAAACCGGTATATCCTAAAACCTACAGCCAGCAAGCTACATTTGACGCGTATGATTCCGGTTCGCACTTATTACTCCACGGCATGGCAGGCACTGGCAAAACATTCATTTCAATGTACTTAGCATTAAGTGAAATCTTTAACGACATACACTCAACCCATACGAACGTAACACTTATCAGAAGTGTAGTACCCACTAGGGATATTGGATTTCTTCCTGGTAAAGAAGAAGATAAAATTAAAGTTTATGAACAGCCCTATAAATCAATCTGCAACGAATTGTTTAGAAGAGGAGACGCATACGATATCCTTAAATATAAAGGAATTGTTAATTTTATGTGCACATCATTTGTACGAGGATTGACACTTAACGACTCTATTGTTATAATAGATG